TATTATAATATTAGGAAAAGATCCGTCTAATTCATCTATGGGTGTATTATCTATAATTTCAGCTAAATCTAAAATGGTAGTTAAGTCTTTTTTGTTTTTGAATTCTTTAAAATTTTTAGGATCTGAATAAAATACTGCTTTTGGATTAATTCTACTTGGCGTAGATGATGCAAGTCCTGAACCTTTTTCTACATCTATCATCACTTGTGATGTTTCCATACCCGGTGGTTTTTTGGGAAGACCTATGCCTCCGTAGACTTCTTTTGCAAACTCTACTTTTTCTTTGCCACTTACAGGTAACGCATTAATTATATCTTGAGGTGATTGTAAATTTTGTTTTTGTAAAGTTCTTACAATATCAGGTCCAAATTTTCTTCCGATAATTTTAAATAGTTCACCCGCACCAAGTAATTCAAAAGTTGCTCCTATTTGTGCGGCTATACGTTCAACAGGTTCTGCTTCACCTGACGCTAATTTTAATCGTGTTTCTCTAATATCTTGTGGATTAAATAAATAGGTTAATCCTTCTCCTAAAGCTTCAATAGGAATCATAAATGTTTTTAAACCCTGCACTAAACTTTTTGGGTCTTGCATAGTTTCTTGATAACGTTCCTTAGTTGTTTTATCTGTGTCTAGAAGCTTTCCAAATTGATAAGGAGCGTTCATCATGGCTTCGCCCGCATACATGAGTCCAGGTTCAAAAAATTCTCCTACTTTTTGAACAGGTTTAAGAGCAGACTGTAATACGTTTGGCTTTTGGTCCGTGGTCGGTGTTCCACCACCCGTTTGCATATAAGCAGGGTCTTGGTCGATTACATCATCAAAAGGATTGTATGCCATTAATAATACTCCGGTTCTGGTCCATGGTCCACGGGCTCATCTTCGTAGTCATCTTGCAACGATACAAAGTTACCCTTACGGAACCTTAATAATGCTTGGCTCATCGAGTCAACTAAGTCGTCATGTTCGGCATGAGGGAACATGGCACACTCTTCGATCATCTCTTCAGCCCAGCGTTCTTTTGGTGCCCACACTGCTCCTGATTCAAACACAGGCGCTACTGCATGCACTCTGGATAACTTATCATTACCACGAGAAGGTGTAAAGTTGATAACAGGGATACCGACCTGACGTAATTCTTGTATCAGTGGTAAGCCCGAGGCTTTTGCTTCAACGATCACGGACTCCGGTTCCCAGTATTTATACTGCTCCATCGCCACTTTCTTTAACTCAGGAAACTCAAAACGATCTTTGACTAAATCTAATAAAATTATATTCGGTGTCACTTCATCAGGATAGAACACACCCCATGTAGAGATGGCACTATAGTCACCTGTTTCTTTTTTGGTAAACGCTGTGTCGTAGGATTGTATGATGTGAGACAGTAACGGCATTTCTTTTTTATCCCACGTCTTCCACCACTCACGTTTGATAATCGCCCCTTCTTCACCTGTCGGGTTCTGTTGCCACTGCGCTTGCCATTTCTGTTCGGATAAGGATGCTTTGACTGCTTCTAATTCTTCAAGCTTCCAATAGTTTGGCCAGACAGGTTTATTGTTCGGCAAGATTGCTGGAAACTCAATTACGTCCCACTGATCCGCTTTGACTTCGCCCATGGCTCGAAGGAGGTTACCTGTTAAATCTTTTTCACTCCAACGTGTCATCACGCAAACAATACTCCCACCCGGTTGTAAACGCTGACGAGGACCCGAGGTATACCACTCCCATGCGTTGTCCATGGCTGTTTGTGATAAGGCATCTTGTTCTGAGTGGGGGTCATCGATAATTAATAAATCCGCACCACGACCAGTAATTGCACCTCCTACACCAGCGCCAAAATACTCTCCCCCGTAGTTGGTTTCCCATCGTCCTGCCGCTTTGGAATCCTGTGATAAACGTACTTCAGGAAAAACTGCTTTGTATTCATCACTGTCCATGAGGTTTCTGACCTTACGACCGAAACGAAACGAGAGTTCAGCGGTGTGGGTGGTTTGAATGATTTTGGTCTGTGGTTTATGGCCCATGAGCCATGCAGGAAAGAGAAACGAAGCAAATTCTGATTTTGTATGACGAGGGGGCATGTTGACAATTAATCTTTTAATTTCTCCTGATAGTACCTTTTCGAACTTCTCACCGATCCTGATGTGGTGTTCACCTTCCACGAACCCTGGCCATACAGCTTTAACGAACGTTATAAAGGAGTCTCTTGCCTTACTTGCAAGTTCTAATTGTGTCTTTCTTAGTTCCAGTTTTAGGAGTGCCTCTTGAGCCTCCTTTTGATCCATAGAGGATACGTCAAAATCAATTCTCATATCAGAATTATTATCATAGTAATTATTTGTGTAAAACACAACCTACGTGCTCTCAATGTAGTTACATAATTGGTTTTTAGGGGGGTGGGGGGTCAAGCACACAACATCTTGTGCCGAAAACAGCTAGGATCTCTATATGTAGTAGGTGGTCGAGGGGAGATGGTCGGTGAGCCTGGAACTAGATGGGGAGAAAGTGGAAGCGAGGGGAGAAACCCCTCGCTAAAGTTATCTTATAAGATATCCTTGTGCATTTCTGCAATCCTATCCAAAATACGACGACCCCAAGCTTTTATTTCAGGATTATTAGTATTAAGAATAAGATGATAAATTTCAGAGTCAAGATAAGTAGCGATAGCACGATACATATCCTTTCTGTTTATTGTTTCTACATCAGAACGTTCCTGCCTTTGAACGTTATCAAGACGCTCTTGCAAATTAGCAAAAGGTCTATTGATGAGATTGTTGTTATTAGGCATGAGTATAAAATATATTAGTCCTAACTTATTGCAACTATATAAGAACTTTTCTGTGGATAACTTTTGTACCTTTTGGTCGCACCCCTAAACCTCAACCTATTATCATTAGTTTGACTTACCAGACCAACTCAGTCCACTCCCAGCGGTGCAGACCGCCATTTCATACACTATGACCCAACGTAATTTGATATTTTAGAATGGAGAATGGAGAAAGGCGTGAGGGCAAACGCCCTCGCACCAAAGTTTAGTTAGCCTAATATTATTGAGTTTGCATCTGCAACATTGGAAAATTCTCTGTTAACAGATCGCTCTCTTGATCGTGATCGACAATCGGCTTCAACTCAATGCTTTCAACAATTTGAGTTCTGTACTGATTGTACATTAAAGGTTGCTCGACCTTGAAACGAGAACTATCAAACTTTTTATATTCTCGTCTGATAACGTTCATCTTGTGTTCAAGACCTTTGAGGACTTTTTCCTCGCCAACGAAAGACTTAACGATAGTCTTTTGTTCTTTCAACTTCGAACTGATGAAGTTATTTAGAATAGTTAGTCTAACTAACTTGTCTATTTCTTTCTTTTTGTTCATGTTGCCTCCTTTGGCTTATTATTAATATAGTAATATCCTAACTAATTGCAACTATTTATTTTAATTAATCTGTGGATAACTTTTTCACACGAATCTTCGTCAGCAACCCAGCGTCCTGCCGGTAGCTCCTGACTCATACTACATCAGGTACCTAGAATGGTATGATAGAATGGAGAATGGAAAAAACCAGCCAGAGCAACCCTGCCATCAGGAACGCTGCCAGCAACTCACGAAAAAGATTACCAATACCAAATGGCAGCTCTGCAATGGAGAAACAGATCCAGACTCCTGCTATACAGAGCAACCCAAAATATGCTAGAAAGACAGGCAACTAAGTGCTTTGATTCAATGCAGTTTGAATCTCCTCTAAACACTCTTTGGTTTCTTTTGTGCCAGGTACAAAGTCTTCGTCTGCAATGATCTCACGACACACATCTTCGCATGCCCACCACGCCAGCAGGTTCCTGAGCTGCAGCTCACTGCCTACCTCTTTAGATCCATTAAATGTCACAATCAAATGGAGAATAGATGGCTCGCCCATGTCGTCAGCCATGTCGCTGAGTCTCTGCCAAATCTCCTCTTTGAATTTCTCATAAAATGCTTCGCTGTCTGAATAATATATCAACTCTGACACGATGCCCGACTGGCAGCCTTCCAGGATGACGTCTGCAATCTGTCCCTCTTCTAGATTGTTTATGACCCACTCCTTAATGGAATCTTCTTTGAACTCAACTGGCATCAGGCTTCTCCTGCAGACTCACGAACCAGGGCACACGGACCCAGCCATGTTTGTTTAATAGTAAATGGATAATATGATCATAATTATAATTCATTTTTCATCTCCTCTAATTATTTGGTCGATGCTTGCGTTCTCCTGGATCCAGCTCCTGCAAAACTCTGCATCGTTCTCTAGCTTGTCGTATGTTTCTCTGTCGATGGTTATAGATTCAAAATCGACAATATAATATTCTTCTTCCATATTCCTTCTCCTTTGTTTAGTGTGCGTGATCATCAATCCCAAACTTCACACGCCACCCTCTACGGGGATTGGGCTTACACTTTTAGTAAGAGCAAATGAGTATGCAAGACTAACAAGTGCGACCCAGCATACCCACAGTCGCCAGTGTTTAGATGCTCTTTAATATATATAGTCCTAATATCTTGGGATGTCAAGAGGCAAATAATTTTTTTTCCAAAGAACCCTGCTGTACCATCCAGCTCCTGGACAGCCGGGCTGCAGGTCATACTCTATATCAAGTGCTTGTTTGGTGACGGTAATGGAGAATGGACAATGGAAGTTGGGTGGTGAGCCGAGGACTTCGACTCACCGATTGTTTCGTTTGGCTAACTAAACAAAGAAGGAATAATTATGCAGTAGCATAAACCAACTCCTGAGTCAAGCGTCAGGAAACCAGCGTCCCGGGATGCAACTACCATCTCCTGCCTGGGACGCCGGGCTGCAGACTTATCAGTAATGGACAATGGAGAAAGGTTCGTGGCCAATGGACTAATGGAGCTTCGTGCTTACCCTGCCATCAGGAGTCCAGGATCCCAGCATCAGCAGGAGCTGCTCCCAGCCCTGAGTCCTGCTGCCCGGGGTAATGGAGCATAGGTATGGTTTATCGGCAATGGATAATGGATCACGGACAATGGAGCCTGAGAATAATTTAACCCCCTTCGAAAGAGGGTCTTTGGCAAGTACAAATACAGGGCAACCAGCAGAATAATGTCTGTGAATCCACGCAATTTGATGTGCACTGAAGTTTAATTTATTATTGGTTATTATTTTAAGCTCTAGCCAAAAGCCTCGTTTATAAAATCCAAATAGATCGGGAATACCCAACCCTGATGTAGCTTCAATTCTTGTCCAAATTATTGATTTTGTGTTATTTTTTAGTTGTTTCCAGAGATTCTTCTCTTCCGCCATGCTTGATTACCCAGCACCTTTCTTCAATCAAATCAACCATCAATAACTCAACCTTTAATTTCTTCTGTAATGGAGTTAGCACTCGGTTAATTCTACGCCCTTTTTTCTTTCCATTTAAATACTTTGCAGACGTTTTGACGTCGTATAAATGGACTTTACCTTTCTTGTCTATGGCAACAAGATCGACACAACCTGTGTCATGAATCGTCTTGAATACCAGATTCCCCTTCTTCAATAAGTATGTCATCGCCAGGCTCTCCGACAGGTGTCCCTTCAGATGCGTCATGGTCAATAATTTCATACTCCCCTTGAATGGATAACTTTTTTCGAAGTTCAATTAACTTATCCTCAACCTCTCCTACCGACATAGAATCAATCGTGCCATGCATGACTTCTTTCCTGTCAATATATAATCCAGCCACCATACCTCGATACTTTTCAGCAGCAATAGCACCAGTAAAATTACCAGCTTTCTCTGCTGAATCTCTCAGTTCAGCTAGCTTTTGTATGTGTGATTTATAGGAAATGGAATATCTCCTGTTAAGTTCAGCCCTTCTTCGTTCTATTTCTGCAACCACATGTGGATAGTATTTTGGGTTTTGTAGTTGACTTGCAATGACTGTAGCACCTGATTCTGCGAACCCAGCGTCCAAAGCACATTGTCTAGCACTCTGAATTGTGCCCTTTTCGATGAAAATATTAACAAATTTCATCTGTTTTGGGGTCAATTCGAGCATTTTTACGTCTTTTTTAGGCATAATTTTGACCTCCTTTTTGAGGTGCGGTGTCAAAAAAGCTATATTTTTCAACAAACCGTGTCATCTTGTAAACCAACGACATACCCCCGTATGACAACTTATTTACAGAGATAAGCCTTGATATATATATATTTTTACTACTTTGTAAATATGTAAACCAATTTCTGACTTTTCGGCCGATTTTAGATTTAATTTCTGTAGAATAATATATATTGGGGAAATGAGATTGGTCCGTGTTTCGTGGCTCGATACCGTTGAGCATCCGTCTGGTTGGTATGATCAAGAGGATATCGATAAACTTGAAGATTGTGCCTTGGTCCATAGTTATGGGTTACTCCTCAAAGAAACAAAAACTTCCGTTACATTAATTGCAGATTTTATTCCAGATACAAAAGAGTTTGGTCGGT